CGCACCGCGGACGACTCGTCCTCCAGCGGGAGGTACAGCGCGGCGGTGTAGCTGGACAGCTGCCGGTACAGCGGGGATTGCACCACCCGGTTCCCGCGGTCCGCCACCCGCAACCGGTCCAGGATGCCGGCGCACTCGATGGGGACGCTGGCGTTGTTCCCGGTGATGTCCCAGCGCACCGGCCAGTCGCGCACGAACCCCGCGAACTCCACGTGCTCCAGCACGTAGTCCCGCACCGAGATGGTGATGTTCCCCGGGTTGGTGACCGCGGTCTTGCGCCAGAAGCAGATGGCGTTCTCCGCCCCCTCGATCACCTCATCATCGGTGACCGAGTGCTGCCACCCGTCCGGCTCGGTGCCCGCGGCAGCCCACGCCTTCAGCGAGATGGTGGCCCCCACCAGCTGCCAGGCGAACGTGATCTCTTCGTTGGCGGTGTACGTCTCGGCGATGGTGAGCGTTCCCAGGGAGGCGAAGGATCCGTTGCGCTGCCGGGAGATCCCCAGGGCCAGCGCGCCGGCCGCGTTGAACTGCAGCTCCAACAGGTAGAAGTTGTTCCCGTCCGCCCACCGCGCGGTCACCCCCACCACCAGCGGGCCGCCGGTGGTCACCACGGAGGTGGCGAACGTGACCCGGCCGGTGACGTTGTACGCGTCCCCGTCGGTGAGCGTGGCCCGGCGCAGCACGTTGTCCGACGGGGCGTCCAGCACGCGGGTGCCGTATGTCCCGTCCACGTCGTAGTGGTCCGCCTGGCTGGAGGACGTCCAGGTGATCCCCTCGAACTGCGCCCCGTCCGGGTCGCCCCAGCCGTCGGTGACGGAGCGGGCGAACGAGTCGGAGGCGATCTCCAGTCCGGCCGAGATCGGGGTGTTGCGGGTGAGCAGCCCGTAGTGCGGGGACAGCGGGTTGCCGGCCACGTACCGCCCCGCCACGCGCCCGTCGTCGTGGGCGCCGTTGTCCAGGGTGAGCCGCATTCTGGCCGCATCCACGTCCGTGTCCTCGGAGGTGCGGCCGTCGGTGAACTCAATGCGATCCGAGGTACCCAGCCGCACATCCTCACTGATGTCCACCCAGTTGGGCCAGTCGGCCGCGGTGAGGTTGGGGTCGGCGCCGGGGGCGATCTTCACCCGGATGGGGAGCTGGGTGGCCGGGAAGGTCATCAGGCGTTCCCGAAGTTGGTGCTGCGCAGCATGTACATCAGGAGATCCTTGATGCGCCCCTCAGCCCCGATGATGTTGTACGTGTGCACCACCTCGATGCGCTGGGGCCCTGCCGCCCACTGGCCCGGTCCGGGCGCGCCATGCGCCATCCCGCCCTGGCGCTGGTATTGCTCGATGGACGGCAGCACCTTGCCGTCCTGATCGGGGACGAAAACCTCGGCCCTCTTCTCGCCCACCACGTAGGCGTGGCCCTTGCGTACCGGGCCGCCGTACTCGCGGTACGAGGACCGGCCCAGCTGATCCTCCACCTTCAGCTTGCGCCCCTCCACCGTGGCCACCCGCACGTACACGGTACGGTCCTTGATGCTGGCCAGGCGGTTCTTCAGCGCCTGCAGCTTGCTCATGGACGAGGCGGTGCCGCTCACCACCACCGTGGGGTTGATCCGTTTCGGGATCCCCAGCAGTTCGTTGGCGAGCCGGCGCGCCTGGCCCGCGGAGTACCCGGCCTTCTCGGCCAGGCGGATGAACGCCTCCCGGTTGCGCTGCAGCACACCCTGGGCCGCGGCGCCGGCTCCGTTCACCTTCACGTACGCGTCGTAGTTGGCGGACAGCCGGTTGGCCAGCTGGCTCAGGGCCTCCCGATTCTCCCGCCCCTTCTCGGTGTTGAGGCTCAGCCCCTCACCGTTCTCCTTGATCTTCTCGGTGGCGTCGGCAATGGCCTCCGCGGTGTCCACCTGGCTGCCGTACAGATCCCGGTTCGCACCCAGCAGATCCTGGGTGGCCTCCTCGGCCGCTTCCAGCGCCTCCGTCATCTCCACGGCGCCGGCCGACATGTCCCGGAATCCGGACCCGTCCGCCCCCTCCACCAGTTCGTCCTGTGCCTCCGCGGCATCGCGGTAGTGCTTGCGCAGCAACGGCAACAGCGGGCCGGTGAGCCAGGGATCGTTGGCCATCTTGCCGATGGTGCTCAGCGTGGTGGCCGACACGCGCGCCACGTCTGCGGTGGCCCCGGCGATCAGCCGCAGGTTGTCCGCCGCTTCCGGCGACCCGTCGGACAGGATCCGCAGGAAGTCACCGGCGCCGTCGGCCAGCAGTTCGTACGACTGGCCCAGCCCCTTCAGCGCCGGACCGCTGTTCTCCGCGGAGTCCGCGATGGCGTCCGCAACTCCCTCGCTCCCGCGGATCAGGGAGTCGGTGAGCGGCAGTACGTCGTCGTGCAGCGAGAGGAACGCCTTGCCCATCCGCTGGGTGATCCGCTGGCCCGCTCCCTCCAGCCGATTCAGCCCCTCCATGATCGGCGTGCGGAATGCCTGTACAGCCTCGCGCTGCATACCCTCGGCGAACCGCTTCCCCACCCCGGCACCGGCCGTCTGGATCCCGGCATCACCCTTCACGGCCAGTGCGATGCCGGCCCCCATCACTCCGCCGCCGATGCCCGCGGAGATGCCGGACTGCAGCGCGCTCACCACCACCGGGGCCGCCGCGGCGCCGATGCTGGCACCGATCACGATCCCGGCCTTGGAGCTGGCCCCTCCGGCGATGGCGTCCCCACCGGAGGCGATGGCCCCGCCGAGCCGCATCATGAACGAGCGGGCAGCCGGCTCGGGATCCGGGAGCATGTCGTTCAGGAAGTTGCGCGACTTGGTGAGCCGCTTGAGGTCACCCTCGGCCTTGCGGATTCCCTTGCTGATGTCCATCCGGTCGGCCGCGGTACCGGCCTTGGAGAAGGCATCATGCAGGAACGCCAGATCCTGGTTCACCCTGGCGATGGACTGGTCCAGGTTGTCGATCCCGGCGCGGGCATTCTCCGAGTTGGTGCCCAGCTTCTTGACCGCTTCACCGGACACGGTGGTGGTCTTGGCCAGCCCCTCGGTGGACTTCTTCAGCCGGTCCGTGGCGCCGGTGACCTTGTCCACGTCGCGCGCGGCGCCGAGCGTGCCGGGCCCCATCTTGTTGCGGGACAGCAGGTCCAGAACGAGCTCACGCTTCTCAGCCGGCACGGGAACCCACCTCCCTCAGGTAGTCCAGCACGTCCATGATGTCCACCAGGGACATCTCCTCCAGCTCGGCCCGCCGGATGCCCATGTCCACCAGGAAGCGCGGGGCCAGGGCATCCAGGAGCACGGCTACTCCGCTACCGGCGAAACGTCCAACGCGACCGTAGGGCCCGGCGTATCGGCCGGGGAGCCGGCTTTTCCCTCGTCCTCGTCCTCCACCTTGTGCGGATCCTTGGTGACCCACTTCAGCAGGTACACCACCGGGGAATAGTCCGCGAACTTCACGTCCCGGCCGGCCAGGCGCAGAGCGATCCAGGATCCGCAGAGGTTGCCGAACACCGACCCGTCCCGCATCCCGTTCATCACCTCCACCAGCGGCGCGCCGAACGTTTGCTCATAGGCAACCAACGTCCGGGAAGGGAGACGGATGATCTGGCTCTCGTCGTAGCAGAACCAGTTCTCGCCGTACTCCTTCACGTCATCCGGGTCCGTGAACTGGAACCAGTACGGCGCCAGTAGTTGCTGTTCGTCCATCAGTGGCCCCCTAGTCGATCATCTTCTGTGCGTAGTCCTCGACCACGCCGATCATGGCACGGGTGGCGTGGTCGGCGGCATCGTCCGTTCCGCGCTTGAAGTAGCCCCCGCGGACGCTGGTGACCGCCCACGGGTTCGCCTTCCGGCCGGTCTTGGTGCGCCGGGACCGGCCATGCACCGGGTGCCGCAACCGGCCGCCCTCCAGCGCGGCGATGTCCCGCCGTTCCTTGGTGCCGTCCGCGAACGCGCGCAGGGTGAGGGTGGCCGACCGGCCGCCGGTGCGCCGGGCCAGCCGGATCCGCAGCGACCGGGAGAACGTGGCCGCATACCCGCCCCGGGACGGCAACTCCTCGTACTGCTGCCGCACGTCCCGCTCCACCGGCGCCGCGGCCTTCTCCAGCGCGCGCACCATCTCCCGCTCCAGCGTGCGGTCACCGGCGGCGCGCATCTGGGTGGCCACCCGCTTGAACAGGTCAGCCCCCTCGACGCGCACCTCCAGCATGAGCTACGCGTACGTTCCGGGCGTGACCACGCCGTCCACCTGGAACGTGGCCGAGATCGGCACCCGGTCGGCCACCGCGGCGTCCACCGTGAAGTCCGTGAGCCAGCACTCGCCGGAGTACTTCACCTTCCCGCTGGCCGAACCCTCCGGCCCGTACTCGAACGTGGCCGTGTCCGTGGCCGTGCGCAAGCCGTTCAGCACGGTGGTGACGCCGGTGGTGGCCGTGGTGTCGAACCCACCGGCGATCGAGAACGTCTGGTTGGCCAGGCCGGGGATCCACCGGGTGCCCTGATCACCGAACGCGGTGCTCTCGGACAGCGCGCGAGCACCGGGGAGGCCGGTGACGGAGTTGAGGTAGATGCGGATGTTGCGCAGCGTGCCGGCCGCGTCGTCCAGCTGGAACGCGATGTCCTTGCCGTGGACAAACGTCATGTCCGGGTCCTTTCTAGCGGGGTGACAGGGTCACCAGGTAGGTGACCGAGCCGGTACCGGTCACGTCGGTGACCGCCCGGACGTAGCGATTGACCGTGGTGCTCGCGGCCAGGAACGAGCGCTCGGCCACCACCGCGGTGACCGAGGTGAAGGACACCAGGTCCGCCCACACCGAGTTGTCCGTGGAATGCTGGATCTTGATGGCCGCGGACGTGAGCCCCGTGTACGCCGTGACATGCAGAACGGCCACGCCCCCGTTGGCCGAGCCGGCCAGCCTGTCCACCGCCGTGCCGTTGCCATCCGCCGTCTCGGCTCCCTCGGCGTGGACAATGAAGCCCATGTCCACGCTCTCGTCCGCGCTCGCGGTCATGGCATAGGACACCGCGTCGGCCACCGCGGCGTCCACGGTGTGTTCGGACACGTCGCCGAGAATGGACATGGCGAACTGTCCAATGGCCGTGCCGTACGGGCACACCGTGGCCAGGAACGAATTGTCCTGGCCAATGGCCGCTTCGATCTCGGCGTGCAGATTCTGGTCCACGCTGTCCTGCGGACCGCGCACCGCGAGCGAGCCACCCATCAGGCCCGGGACAAACTTCGCGCCACCGTCCGTCAGCGTTGTGACCTCGGACACCGCGCGCTGGTGCGAGGCTGTCCACGCGCTCACCGTGCTGGACACGGCCACGGTGTTCACGAACATGCGGGTGGTGTTCCCCAGCGTGAAGGTCATTGGACAACCACCTCGAAGACCAGAACGGCGCCGTGGTAGTCGATGCCGTTGTACGTGACCCGGCCGATCGACCGGGTGCCGGAGAAGTGGACAAAGGACACCAGGCCACCGAGGGTGGTGTCCGTCTCGATGGCGTCCTTGATCCTGTCCACCTCGCCACCGCTGGACAGGACACGGCGCACCAGCCGCTGTCCAGTGCCGGAGTCCGCCTCGGCCACCAGTAACTGGCCAAGGAACACCGCGGCATCCGCACCACGGCCGGCCGTGAGGTCGTAGGACACGGTGTCCAGCTCGAACACCAGGGCGGGAGCGGACACCACACCCTCCACCTCCGAGTACGTGGACAACGGAGTGGCCACACCCCCGTACGTCTCGGTGTCCAGTTCCTCGGTGGCCACGGCCAACGCGTCCGCGATGGCGTTGAGGTCGTAGTCGGCCATCTCAGCTGGCCACCTTCAGCTTGTCCAGCACGTACGGGTCCAGCAGTTCCTGGACACGCGGGTTGGCCCGCACCCGCACCACGTAGTCCCCGAACCCGGCGATGCCGAACGGCGCGTCCCCGCTCTTGAGATCGTCCTGGGCGAGCATGTACGCCGCGGTGGTGACGTCGGCCGGCTCGGCCGCCCACCCCCACTTGGCCGTCACCGCGATCTCCACCTCATAGAAGCGCAGCGCGGTGTAGATCGGGTGCGTGGAGTAGATGCGGGCCAATCGCTCATACGGCCAGCCGGCCACCTGGTTCTTGATTCCGTCCCGTGGTTCGAGCCGGTACGCGGACGTGGACGAGTCCCACGCCGTGCCGTCGATGATCAGCCCGTCGGTGGTCCAGAAGTCGTGCACGTCCGCGCCGCGGGCGTCCAGGGTGAACGTGCGCTCGCTGGCCGTGTCGGTCTTGCCGAACTGCCGCCCGGTGTACTGATGGATGGCCGCCGCCGCCGTGGCCAGGGCGCTGGTGACCGCGTCGTTGCGGGAGGTGTCCGAGTCCGGGATCCCGGCCCGCTTCTTGAGGATGGCCGCGGTCCCGTACGGACCCCCGAGCGCGGTCACGCCGGCACCTCGTCCAGGGGACGCGGATTGGCCTGGCCCGGACCGTAGTTCCCGGCCGGCGTGCCGATTGGCGAGGTGTACCGCAAGGCCTGCTGCCGCCGGTACCCCTCTTCGTCCAGGTAGATCCCGCCCTTGTGGTGCGTGGTCTTGATGGCGGTGTCCACCCCGATCCCGATCCCGGCGTCGGCCAGCCGGGCACAGAACGAGAGGTCTTCGGAGAACTCCCGCGGCCGGCCACCGGGCAGGCAGTTGGCCGCCAGGATCGGCCGGAACGGATCGTCCGGCAGCGCCTCCAGCGCGGTGCGGTGCACCAGCAGGCAGGCGGCGCCGGTGCCATCCACCCACTGGAAGCTGTTGGGGGTGTACCGCTCGATGGAGATGAACCCCTTCTCCTCGTTCACCTCGGCGAATCCGTACAGGGTGGGCTGCATCCGTAGCCGGCGCGCGTGCAGCGAGGTCTCCGGCTGCCGCTCGGCCTTCTGGCAGAACGCCAGCGCCCCGAGCACGAACGCCCCGTTCGCCTCCGCGCTGGCCACCAGCCGGTCCACGGTGTCCTTCTCGAACCCCATGTCGGTGTCCACCATGAACAGCCATTCCCCGTCGGTGCCGGTGAGGAAGTTGCGCACGATCTCGTTGCGCGCGGTGGCCACCCCCATGGTGCCGGCCACGCTGCGCAGAAAAGTCCCGCCCTGCCGGATCATCCGCTGGCTACCGGCCTGATCGAACAGGCACATGTCCGTCCAGCTCAGTCCGAAGCAGGCGGACCACATGCCCCCGTCCACGAACGAGGGGACCACCGATCCCTTGATCATTTTCCATCTCCCGAACTGGCAGGGTGCGGCAGGGTGAGGCCGGGGCGCGCGCAACCCTGCCAGGTACGCACGCCCCGGGCGATCACTTGGCGGTCCGGCCGGGAGCCTTGGTGGCCCGCGTCTGCGTGCTGTCCGAGCTGGAGCCCTCGCTGGTGCCGGACTTCTTCTCGGTGGCGCGCAGCGCCTTGCCCGGCGCGGTGTCCTCCGGCTTGTAGGTCTGCACCTCGGACGGCTTCTCGGCCTGGCCGCCCGGCGCCGGCCGGTTGTCCAAGTCTTCCGGCGTGGGCCCGTCCATGCTCACGTGCTCGCCGGTGTAGCGGTCCACCGGTCCGGTGGCCTCGGTGATCACCACCTCGCGCCCGTCCGGGCTCTTGGCGAGCTTGCCGCCGTGCTGCTCCAGCGGGACCTTGTCATCGAAGTCCGGGTCACCGCTCTTGTTCTTCTCGTAGACCATCTCTGGCCCCTTCCTGCGATTCAGTTCGGTTGAGGTTGAGGCCCGCGGGCGCGGGAGGTCGGGGGGCCGGCGCCGCGCCCGCGGGGGTCCACTAGGCGGTGGTCTTGTCCTGCAGC